TCAAATGCAAATGGTTCTATGGATTTAGCAGTCGATGGGACATTCAATATTAACGGTGTTACGATTGACAAAGATGGTAAACTTACCGCAAATATTGTAGATGCAACCACATCATTGTTAGCAGCAGGTGACGAAGTTGTCGAACATGATCACATTATAAAATCTGGATCTAGTGCACCAGGACCAACTGAAAAACTAGGTGGACCATAATGCAACAAGGTGATGTTTTATTATTCCAAACAAATGATAACGGTGACATCACGGTTACGAATGGTTTGGTTGAAATGTCGGGTGGTTTGGAAACTGCTTCATATTTATCGTTATTTGGTGGTAATGAAGATGATTCAAACTGGTGGGGTAATAACGACGAAATCGACACTGCTAGTCAATACCACAGTGAAACACAAGAATTATTACGATCGATCCCATCAACATCAGGTAATTTGATCAGAATCAAAGATGCTGCTGAACGCGATCTTGCATGGTTCATTGATAAGAAAGTCGCATCATCGATCACTGTGGCTATAAATATACCGGCATTAAATAAAGTTAAAATAATTATTACA